AGTATGTTGTCTGGTCTTTCCCATTTTCCTGATTCGTCGTGTGCTAATAATTTTAATTTCTCACCATCGTAAGAGTTATCACCTGTGTTTTTCCAATCAATAGTTGTATCTAGTCCTTGTAGTTCTAGTTCTTTAATATTGTCTTGTAACTTTCTACGAGTAAGTTTGGCGGCCGGAACCCTATATGCCAGTTCAGTTTTTGGCCTGTCCATACCATCTTGTATTGGCTTGAAGAAAAACGGATAGTTAACGGATATTGGTACAACTTTATCTGTAAACATTT